AAATATTGAAAGTCATTTTCCATAGTTTCTATTCCTTGCTCTGCATCGTGACCATTTCGCCAAGGCGAGTAGGCCCGCTGGTCCGTGATAAGTGTTCTGTGTAATGATATCTTCAATGATCTTTGGTTCAATGGTCTTGGACATATCATTGATATCTTTATCTTTGATTTTATCAGGCCAGATACAAACATTCAATCCCATTTCGAGTGTTTTTTCATATACTCTTACTACATCTGGATTTCGTGGTTCATTATCAAAGACGAATACCACTTCTTTACACTTGAGTAGTTTTTCGGGCATAGCATCAATTGCATCTAGACCTATCATTGCTACAGCATTTGACAGAAACAAACTATCAATAGGTCCTTCGACAACAAAACACTTTTTGTTCGTATCAACATCCTTTAGGCCAAACCAAAGTCGATCACTATATCCTTCTGCTTTGATTGTGATGTATTTTGGACTGTAACCATCGTCAATTTTACGACCCTGAACACCAACAAGACTACCATCAGTTGCAATGATAGGTAAAACAAGTCTTGCTTCTTTCAATAGTTTGGATGTGTTGGGATCAATCTTCTTTGCAATGACAGAGAAATCGTCAGTATAATAGAGTCTATTCCATTTACTCTTTGGAATCTTTCTGTTCTCGATATACTGAATACATGGATGATCCTTACTCAATGACAAAACAGATTCAAGACCATCAATATGCTCAATGACTTTTTTCTTTGCCTGCGGTACGATTGTTTTCGGTGTAGTTACCGGCCGTCGTTTTCTGCCGCTGATCGGATTGTCTTGAAACTTCTCTAGTGAATATTCTTTGCAATAATGCGGAGCAATCTTCTCCATGAAGTTGTAGACATTACAACCATAGTTGCAGTTGTAGCACTTGAAGAAAAAGTTTCCTTTCTTGAGATAGAAATATCCACGGCGCTTATTGGCATTCTTTTTCGAGTCACCACAAATAGGACACCTGCAAGTTGCAAGGTTGTCTTTCTTCCATGAAAACTGCTCCAGATTAGGAGACAACATATTGATGTATTTCTTGTCAATATACACGCTCATTCGTCCTCAAAGTTCCAATCGTCATAATTGGTCACTGTCTTTGGCAAATCAACATCATGTTCACTTGGACAAAACCCATGACCATAATCCATATCATCAGTCTGGTTCGACCCACTAATAGGTCCATGACTCTGCTGTGTGATATCAAAGAATTTCATCTTTGATCTTTCAACACCGATGACAAATTTACGGTTAGCAACTGCATCGTTGTATCTGTTTTTTAGTTGCTTCACCATGATCTTACCATTCTCGTCAAGTTCTTCCGTGCTAATCAAAGCACACATAAAATCAACGGTTGCTGGCAGACCCCAAGATTCACTTGTATCCTCTAGACCAAAGTCAGAATTAGAAAATCCACCTCTATTGACCTGTGTTGCACTGACAATAGGAACATCTTCCTCAACTGCAAGGCCACGAAGTTCTTCTGCGATAGATTTCACAAACGAATAAGAGTTTGCTCCGTCTGACCGAATACGAGCAGATGACATAATGTTCAAATAGTCAACAAAGATGATATCAGGTACAAACCCTCTTTTAATTTTCAATTCACTGAGCAAGTTACGAATGTGATTCACATTGGCGCATGCTGTAGGATATTCTTTGACAATCAGTTTTCCAGAGATACCACTGGTGGATGATTTTAGTTTACTGATATACTCTTTCTTGCTAAGTTTGTACAAATCATCCATGGAGATATCCATGATGTTTGCATCGATTCTCTCTGCAATTCTTTCCTCTGCCATTTCAAGTGTGATGTAGAGAACATTCTTGTTCTGTACGAGACAGTTTGCCGCGTGGTGACACATAAACATACTCTTACCAACAGCAGTGCCCGCCATCCAGATATTGAGACTCTTGGGTGGCAATCCACCCTTTGTGATTGTGTTGAATTGTTCAAGATCAAACGGAATTCGCTTCTCTATACGATGTAGAGAATCATACCGAGCATCAGAATTCTCAATGTAATCATGACCAACGGAAGTATCAAATGATACTGCCAGGGCATCGGAGAGAATCTTCGGAATAGCATCCTTTGTGTATTTCTTTTCTTTGCCTTTGATGATCTCAACTGACGACATGATGGCATTATACAATGCTCGGTCACGGCAGAATGTTTCAGTCTGATCGTTCAACCAGTCCTTGTTGTTGGTTTCTTTGTCCTCTGAGAAATTACTAACCATCGAAACTGCATTGTTGTATTGATCCTCAGTGAAGTCTTCGATATCTTCGATTTCGATGATCAAAGATTCCTTTGAGGGAAGTGCCTTGTACTTCTCAACAAATGACTTGATAAGACCAAATACCTTTCGCTCTACAATGTCAGTAAAGTATTCTGGTTGCACAAATGGTAGAACCTTCAATGAATATTCTTCATTGAGTACCAGGTTCTCAAGAATGGTTTCTTCTATTCTCATACAGATCGTTCTTTGTCTTGTTCTTCTTTCAACTCCCGCACACGATCTCTGATTATAGCATCATCCTCTATTTCGTCAAATGAAATATTTGTTTCTTCTGCTTCTTTTAGAATTTCATCAATCATTTCTGTGAGAATCAAACCCGCGATCTCGATGAATTCGGATGATTCTGTATTTGCGTCATTTGGATTATCATGAACAGCATAACGGAATTTCAATCCACAAGTACCATCATCGTTCTCGATGAATTTGACTTCACCGTATTGGTACTTGACACCTTCGAAATCTCCTTCGATAATCCTTACTGCTCCTGGACTTTTAGGATCAGTTGCATCGACACCCTCGACGACATACATTTCATTAATTGGTTTCATGTATTCATTTCCTCTTGTAAGTTAGCACTTTATCCTTAAAATAACAGGCACCTTTATCTTTCATTTTATCCCATTCTTCTGGACATCCAGAATCAGTTACATATTTGAAACAATAGAAAGGTAGATTGTATTTTTTGCAAACCTTTGCAAGTGCATATGCTTCCATATCAATAAGAGAAAATTCACCATCTGGTTTAGAAAAACTATCACCAGAACCACAGGTGATTGTTTCATCCCAGACACAACTGATATCATTAACATGCCCTACATTACATTCTATGTACTTGGGATCATTGCTGTAGGGAGTAATATACTTATCAATATCAAACTCACTACAATCCATATCTCTCTGGGCGACCCTATGCACGCCGTAAAAATTACCCTTATGTTCTGGTAATCCTCCGGCTGTGCCATAATTGATCACACAGTCATAACGGATTCCCCATCTTTCAAAATCCTGTATCAGAGATATTGCTGCATTGAGTTTACCGACGCCCGTTACAAGTTTGGCATATCCCTTTGGAAGTTCACCGGGTAATTCAGATTCTAATGCTACTACTACTAACTTCATGAATCATTTCCTGTATTTGCCACCTGTTTCGCAGAACCTAAAGCATACACATACAATATCAATGATTTCATCCAAAAGCAATTCATCTGAATCATCATTCTTGATATTATCCCATGCTTCGTCTACTTCCTCTTTCAGGATTCCATAAAACTCATGACGGCCCCATTGCTCACTGCCATGTTTGGCATATGCTTCTGCTAATCGTTGTTCTACTTTTTCAATCAGTTGTTGTCTCGTCACTATCTTCATCATCATCCTCATTTTGAGTTCGGTTTGCACTGCCATACTTGTACTCTTTAGCGGCGGCCTCGTCTAATTGCTCAAGAATCTCAGGTGTGAAATACTTTTCTGGATCCTTGTAAACTGATTTCTCGTAGACCTTGGTACCATCTGGCAACTCGATTCGGGTCGATGCCTTCTTGAAGATACCATATTTCAACGCAAGATCGACAAGACCATAATACTGATCCAGACCTGTATCATAATCAAGCATCACATCAACCATAGCATTTTCTTTGGTCAATCGTGACTTGTATAGTTTACAATGAATGATGTTGCCGATTACTTCTGTGCCTTCTTTGACTTTCTTCTTTGAAAGCATAACAATGGTCGATGCTGAATACTTTAAACCCGAATTGTGGGTCACAACGCCATTTTCAAGAACATAGTTTGATTCTTTATCTACGGTAATATCATGTACAGTTTGTGTTCTACTGCCAGGTTTGATTGCTTTAATCTTCATTATTGATCCTTTTTGTTATGGATTTGATGTTATATTTACCCCAAAGGTACTCCATATTAGGTTTGCATAATTTTCTTCCAGTATGAATACTCATACCAAGATATACTCCTAACTCAGATGCTTGTTCAAAATCTTTGGTAGTACCATCATAAAACTCCACAGTTAACTCATGTCTTCTATGACTAGAGATTTTTCTTTTAGTTTCATCAGAATGATTCTTGCCATAAAAAGGATTACCTGATCCTTTGTATCTTTCTTGAAACATCTTACTTCTATGCGTTTTGTTTTCTTCTGTCCAATAAACACTATTTACCCGGTCCCATCCGGACATATCATTGGAAAATTTCTCTCTCTTTTCTTGCTTGGTCAAGTTATAAGGTTTGTTCTTATTCCACGGCACATTACCTTTATGTGATTTAGACATTTTCATTTTTGATTCGTCGGAATGTTTATATCCCAACATCGTAAATGTTTCTGTTTGTATTGATTTGTTGTAAAACTTATCATTTTGTACAACATTCATTCTTCGTTGGAGTTTCTCCTCAAACTTATACGCCAAGGACCGTTTAGTGAATATTTTGATTACTTTGAATTTGTAATCGGTCATATCTCCAGAGGCGATTTCATTTTTCAATGATTTAGATGATGAAAAATATTCTTTCCCTAGATCGTTTTTTGGTTCCTTGATACATGATCTGGAACCATAATAATGTGTTTTAAACAAAGTGTTCGTGATACGATAAACATAATGGTACATGAATTCCTCCTTATACCATTATGTATCTTAGATCACATCCACCTCGTCATTATTTTGAAGTTTAGATGCTTCAATCCATTCCCCACCAACAAGAAATTTATGTTCTGGAGTACATTCAACAATGTGCCCGTCTTCAAATTCGATAATTAGTGTTTCCTTATCATGAAATGTGTGTGTTTGTAACACTTCTTCAAATGTACCATTTCGTGTTAAGACTTTATCGCCTTCTTTGATTTCTTCGATTGCAATCGTTCCATCTTCGGTGACGATCATTGTTCCTGGAACAAAACACCCGCCACCGATTTCTTTAGTAGGGAACATTGAACCAATAACAGCATAGGTGTGGTTTGTAATCACCATAGGAATACCTGCACGACCAAGTTTCAAAGTCAATCGACGGAATGTCCCCTTAATCAACTGTGTCCGAGTCATGTCCTTGGTGTCTTTACCAGCAGCAGTATCTTCCATTTCCTTCTTTGTGGAGAGCATACCAAGAGAGTCAAGAACAATCATCATTGGTTTCTGTTCTGACTTTGGAAGTTCTTCATACTTGTCAACAATCTGAATGACTTGGTGGCGGAATGATTCGATTGTATCAACAGGCATAACAGCGACACGCTTCGGATCCATACCTCGTTCAAGGAACATCTGTGAAGTAACAGCCTGTTCGGTGTCAAAATACAGAATAACACCATCTGGTCGATCATCAAGGAATTTCTTACACATACTCAGTGCAAAGAATGTCTTGCCAGTTGCTTGCTCACCAGCAATGCCTACGATTTTGTTATCAGCGATGCCACCGTAGATTGATCCAGAAAGCAAAGCATTGAAGATATATGATCCTGTGTCGATATATCCTGCAACATCAGATTCAATACCATCATCGACAATTGCTGCATATTTGTTGTTGGCAGATGCTACCATCTCTTTAATGAAGTCCATGTATTCTCCTTAATTGTTCCATTTCTTTTTCATGATATCTTTCTACATTCGTATGTCTCGGAGCAGTATTTATAGAGTTCCAGACCTTTTCCGTTGTCTGCCAGAAATGTCAAGTTTGTAAGATCGGTCCAGCATCCACAGTTAGCATATGTTTCGGATAGTTGTGGTTCATGAATATGCCCCGTGATGACACCATCATAACCTTCCTCTTGTGCTTTATCAACTGTAATCATCTGAAAGTTGTCAAGAAACATCGCTGCTTTTTTGAATTTCACTTTGATGTACTTGGAGATTGAATGATACTTGAATCCAAATAGATTTCTTGCCTTGTTATACCATTCGTTCACAAAAATCAAGAAGTCATAGATATGATCTCCGATCTTACCCAATTGTTGTCCTATAGCATATTTCGTGACAAGATCATATTGGTGACCATGAATAACTTGCCATGATTTACCTTCGGAATCACTGTAAGATGATTTTTCTGTTATCTCAATGTTCGTAAACAGATCCCTGAGGATGAATTTCTCCATGAGCAAGTCATGATTGCCAATCACATAATGTATCTTCGTGCCTTTGGTGGCCATCCTCAATATTCGAATGATACATTTCATGTGAATATCTTTCATATCACCTGATAACGAAAATGCTTGCTTGAATCGCCAGATATCAATGATATCACCAACCAAGAAGATTTCGCCGAAAGTGTTATCCTTCAAGAATGTATGAATAGCGCGGGCCTTGGACTTCTTGGCACCTAAATGAAGATCAGATATGAACACTGTATCAAAATGCATCTTCTCACCTTATTGCAACAACGATGTGAGTGTTGCTGGTTTGTCTTTGAGTGTTTGTTCTAATCTACTTTCGCTTGTGATATATGATTCTACATCAAGTTCTATGCCAATGAAATCAAAATCTTCAAGAAGTGCTGCTTTTCCTGTGGAACCACTTCCCATAAACGGATCAAGAATTGTCCCGCCCGGTGGAGTAATGAGTCTACATAGATAACGCATTAGATCAGTTGGTTTGACCGTCGGGTGTTTATTGTTCTCGCCACGATCCCTCTTGTTTACCTTCGCACAGTAGAAGTACCGGCTCGCGTCACCCATGCCCGCCATCGCTTCGTCGCTGCCGTCGTGGATTAGGTTGGCGGGGAAGCGGCCTTGATTAATATTCCAATCTTTGGGCCGTCCGTCGAAATCTTGACCGTGAAATGATTTTCCACCAAGGGAGCCATCGGCCTTTCGCGGGTCACTCTTTATTCCAGCAATCCGGCACCCATCCACATTGATCGCACCCGTCCCCCACTCCAACACATTCGCCGCAACCGTACCCTTGAACGGCTTGCGTGCGAGGATGATGGGCTCGACGGCGGGTTTGAGTGCGGTGCCCCAGCCGTCCCATT